GTTTAATAGTTGTTGTTGTTGTACTTCTTGTAGAACTGTGAGCTAAACCCCAACCTTGCGAGTAAGCGCCATTTGAAGCTATCGAAGCACCTCCCAATCCAGCCGGAATATCCAAAGCACCTCTAAATCCTAGTGCTGTCCCAGCTCCAGCCATCACATTCAGATATAAATATCTCGATTCATTAAACCATGAATACAGCCCATTGTTGCCAATCATAGTGCGTGGTGACTGATTTGTTAATACCACATTTGGATTTGCAGATGTACCAATACCGAAAGTTAAATTACCTTGCATTCCTGTTACATCTGGAGTTCCAAAAGGTACGGTTAAACAATCGTAAACAAGCGTATATGTTCCGGCTGCCGGAATAGTCATAACTATTCCATTTACGTTTAATGTTTCGTAGCTTCTTGTTGCTATAACTGCACCGCTTTGGTTTTTAAGCTTTATAGTTGGTCGTGTGGCATAAGTATAAGCACTCCATAAACTTCTAACTTCACCAAGTGCGAGTTTAGCTGCATCAAATATAATTAAAGCAGGTGCAACTAAAGCTAATTGTTCCTGCCATTCAGCATAGGTGCAATAACTATTTTCATACATCCACTGATAACCGTTTGCATTCGAAACAGCTGAATCATAGCTATCTTTGGCCGTGTTATACTCATCGACCTTGTTATATAAATCCCAATTTTGAGTTGTCGATTGCCTTTGCTCTGAATTTACATATACACCTTCCCATGTATAAGCAGGTATTTGAACAAATTGGTCAGTATAAGAACCTCTAATACTGAATGTAATTGTTCCAGCCGTAGTGGTAATTATTTCCTTTTCAACAGTTTCGATATATCCGTAAATCGATGACAATAAATCAGTAAGTGATTTTGCACTTGCTGGATATGCAAGATAATTTGTCGTCACTGGTATTTTTAACTCATCGAGCGTTTCGATAGGCATATTGCCAATTTCTAACGATGTCAAAGCGACTTCATCTCGTGCTGACATAGATTGAGCTGCAATATCAAATCCTGCAATACTACCACCTGCAATGGCGTGAATTTTTCCTAAGAAATCTATTTCGCCATCTGCATCCCAATTTATATTGCCACCTGCCAAATGACCACTACCATCTTTGCGAAGTATAATTTTAGCTAAATTCAAAAGTGCCTGTTCATAAGTTCCACCAGTCCAAAAACCGATATTGTCGGGTAGCCCACTCATTCCACCGTGTATGTTATTGGCTGCATCTTTCATTCGGAGCAATGCCGTGGCCATAAGTCCACCGTTAATGTCTGTAGTGGTTGCCATAGCTGCTTTCAGGTAGTTTGCTGAGTCAGCTCTTACTTTTATCGCCATCGAATTAGCATAGCGTTGACCATCTATACTTCCACGACAATAGTAGAATTTTTGGTTAAATGTTGCGGCTACAATGTCACTCGTAGTCGCCATATCGGAAAGCAATGGAGTTGTATTTGGCGATATAACACTTGTATTTAGATACGCATTCAAATTATTATAATCATTCACAAAATCAAAGTAAGCATCCAACTCAGTACCATCAAGCCCAAGTTGCCCAGCTTCCGAGTTAACAGCATTAAACTCTGTTTGTATCTCTTGCCACTCTCTAAGTGCTATTTGCTTCTCGTTCGGTGTAAGCTTACCATCGCTAGCAATATCGGCAAGTAGTGCTTTGCTTTCGGCCACCTCCGCTCCACTCGCATAAGGTGTCCAAACACCGGGCTTTGTAGTTTGGTCGGCAACCTGCTCAACCATGGGGCGACAGGCAAACAACCAAGAGCTCTGCATACCTACTGCTGTAGCATATTTTCGGACAGTAATTGCGCATTGTGTAGCATCTTGATGAGCCGCGCCAGCAATATAAATTCGTTTGTAGCCATTTATATTACTGCCTCCAAACGCTTCATTCATTGTAATTACACTACTTGCTGTTGTGTGATAATAATTCAACCAAGTACCCGATGAGTTGTAGAACTCAATAATAATATCAGCTTTAACAGCATCGTGCAATCCAACATAAATAGATGCAATGTATTTTTTGCCTCCTTGTATTCCATGAATGCGAGGGAAATAGAAATACGAATAGTTATCGCCCGTATTTGCCACATAAGCCCCGTTCCTAAGAAACACAGTATTTAGCCCCTGCTTATTATTTATATCGGTATTACCACCGAGTGTCCAATCGGTATAATTTACACCGCTTTGTATGACATTCAGAGCTGCGAGAGTTGCTCCAATTGTACACTCAGCAAGTCCTCCCTGAAACTCCGCCTGCGGAAGTAGATTTTTGCCATTTCCATATTCGAGTGAGGTGTTGAGCGTTTCACCCAAACCTTGCTCTACCGATTTCAAAGAATTATCAGATGCACGGAATTTTATATTTCCACCAATTTCGCCCGTGTTCAGGTTAAAGTAAGTTGCGCCATCAATGGAACTGATAACGCCCGTTTTTATAAACTGTCCGTTTATGGTAGTTTGTCCGTAAGTAAGCGAAACGCCACGGACGGAGCTAACCGGTGTGTGCAATACGCCAAGCAGGAAAAAGTAGTAAGTAGCATCGGCGTCGAACTTGGTAGCCGTAGCCGAGAGGTAAATGTCGCCCGTAGTTCCGGCACGTGAGCATCGCGCATAAATATAGAGCGCTGCCGTTTGATTATCGCCTGTAATGGTAATGCTACCTTCGGAAATTACCCATTCGGTAATGGCATCGTCCACAATTGTAAAATGTGCCAACACACCCGCGCTCCACGCGAGCACCTGCGGGTTGTTTTCGTAATTCGGCTGCAATAGGCTGCTCAACTGAAAACTTTGGCTTTTGGCTCCCACGCTAAGCATGGAGGTTTCGATGCTTAGTGGCTTAATGCTTTCGGGGTTAAAATACCCGTCGGGGTCGAATACCATACTTTGCAGCTCCTTGGTATTTTGGTAGGATCGCAGGTTATTGCGGTTAATACGTTGGTTGGCCACTACCATCGTATTTTCGACAGTTGCCACTGTGCCTTCGATGCGCTCGAGGCGTGTAGCCGTTACGGTATTGGCAAGGTCGAATTGTACGTTCCAGTAATCGGTTAAGCCTTTTTGCAACTTAACGATGCGTATTTGTTCGTTAATTCCCATATCTTCGTCGTACACCGTTACGGTGTCGCCACATTCCACACTTTGCAAGTTTTGGCGGGCGTAAATAGCCGAGAATGTAGTTTTATAAGCTACTTTTGGCGCGCTGTTTTGGCCGATGTATTCCTGCGCCTTGGCGAGCAGTTCCGCCTCGGCTGCTGCTAAGTAAGCGGGTGGCATAGCAATATCAATCAATACATATTTATCGCCTGCAGCTGGCTTAATGTCAGCCGTTGGCAATGTAAAATCATTCTCCTGTGTGTTGGCAATAATGATGAACTTTCGGGCGGCATGGTTGTACGATGCAATTTCGAAATCGTACCCGGCACATTCGCCTGTATTGAAGTGCACTTTGGCCGGAGTTCCATCGAGCAGATAATCGTTTACATCAAAATCGAGCGCGGTGTCGTAAAACGTAAATTCATTACCTACCGAAGTAATCGCACCGGCTCCACCTGAAGAGAGGCGCGGATAAATGTCTTCGAACGTTTTCGCCATTTCGATAATGCCGTATAAGCTCACATTGTTTTCGATGTAGTTGCCATTTGCCACCGGTATACGAAGCGGCGAGTTTCCACCCCTATAATTAGATGCCAGGTTACGAGTCGAGCCAAACGGATACAGGCGTGTACAAACGTTGGAACTATCCACCGACGAACGCTCAATGTCGTAAAGCGTAGATCCGTATTCGAGTGTCACTTCGCGCTCGGTGCTTATGCGCTTCAGGTGAATAGTGTGGTTGGCCACATGGTATTCGGTGTCGAACTCATCGGCAAGGCGAGTGAGCACGCTGAGGCAATCCTCGTTTGAAAAAGTCAGATTTTTGTAATCGGTATTTTCAATTACATCGCCCACACTCCACGACCCCCCAACCCCCAAAGGGGGAGCTGCCACCCGATTAATGTTAGCCACCAGCAGTTCCATAAAGGTGTCGGCAGTTCCGGTAAGTGGGAATTCACCTGCAGGTAAAGTTTCCGTATTATCAAAAAGTAAATACATGGCTTTGAGTAGCTCGTATTTGGTGCTCTGAAATACGGCATTGTATTGCCACAGTTTGGAACTTAATTTTTTAACCGTTGGCAGCTGGTTGAGTGTCCAGTTCGAACCTTCTACGGTTACGTAATCGCCCAGGCTAAATGAAACAAACGCCGGAGATTCCCACACCAGCGTTATTTGTTCTTCGCCCATTACGGCTTTGCTCATATTACTTGAGGATAACTGGTTTACCGTGGCCACCGTAGCAGCGCCTCTTTTAATTTGTATCATAATGCTCTAATAAATTGTGCCATTTTATCGGCTATCATTTTGTGTGCTAACTCGGTGGGGTGTGTTCCGTCAGGTATCATCGGGTTGTAAAGTGCGGTGTAGCCATCCTGCCACCCTTGTACGGTTTTAAACTCGTGCGGAACTATGCCGCTTTCGCTCATAAGGTCGTACACCGGAATGCCATAGTAGGCACATACAATTTTTTCGGCTTCGGCAAATTGCTTAAATGTGCCGCCCACATAAGCATAGTCGTATGTTGGTCCGTTGTGTAGCACAGTGCTAAATACGATTTGTTTTTTACGTCCGATCTCGAGCCCTTGGTTCAGGTAATATTTATTAATTAAACCTTGGCAAAGTCTATGCAATGCACCATACCAGGTGTATTCGGTTCGGTCGGCCATAGTGCCCAGTGGCATGTCGTTGGTGGTGCGAATGTCGTTCGTTCCACCCATTACTATAATAAGGTCGGCATCGCCTATCATCGACGTATAGCGCTGCTCCATGGTGTTTGTCGCTCCGCTATTTTTCATTCCAAGCAGTGTGCCAGAAATGCCATAATTGTACAGCGTCATGTTTAATATTTTCGCCAGCCAAACTGCATACGAATACAGCATACCACCGTAACCGTTGTTGTATTGCACGGTGTAAGGCTTGCCGCTTTTGTTGGCACTAAACGCGGAGCTTATGGTTATACTTGTGGCACTTACATAGGTAGCAATGGTTCGCGTTTCGCCTTCGCAAATAATTGGATAGCCTTCCATATCTTCCGTAAATGTGGTGCCGTTGCCCGTAACGTTTACGCCCGATGTACTGATGGTGCCAAAAGTAAGCTGGTTGTTGCGTGGTACATAACCGTAAGTAATAGAGTCGCCCAGTACGGCCAGTTTTTTGCCCCACCAGCGTGTCATTACTTGCTGGCATAGCGTTTCGATATTCAGTAAGTTATTTACATGCGAATAATACGGCACGTAGGTACTTGGCAATGTGGCAGCTTGTACGAACATAAACGTTTCGGGTGTAAATTCCTGGTACCGGCAGCTAAGGCGAATAAAGGCTGCTCCGGTTGGTGCAGTAAGTGTGGCATTAGCGTGGGCACCACCAATAAATTGCTGGGCGCTATTAAACCAATTTAAATACTTATCGGCTTTATAAGAGCGCGTATATTGCAGTGCAGCAGTTACCGGTATGTAATCGCTTACCCAAAAATCTTCGTTGGCGTTTAAGCCGCCATTTTGCATATAATAGCCGGCAGTAATGGTCGACTTATTGAATAGGTTAGCCGATTTTTGTAGAACGTTCAGAAACTCGTAACCGACTTGGTCGTTTGGTGTTAATAGTTGTATGCTCATATTTTTGGAGATTAGAAATTTAGAAAATAAGAAATTAGAAAATAGGAAGACATTAAATATTTAAATAGACTTTGCCATCAACTATTTCGAATGCATCTGTTACGCCATCAACCAGCGTAATAACGCCGTTGTTAACCACAATTACATCCGGATAAACTACCGGAAGTGTTGCCTGTACGGGCTCAAACATCTTTATGCTGAACGTAGCACCCACGCCACCACTACCCGTGTTAATTGGCGTTAGTTTTTCGGCTGCAGCCACACCTTCGTAGAGCAGCGTAAAGGTTTTGTCGAGGTCGGTAATGGTTAAGTCGAAACTGCCCGCCTGACTTATCAGTGCAAAAAAAGCATTGTATTTAGTCCAAAAGTCGGCTGCCGATGTGGCTTTCATGCCTACTTTAATAGTAAACCGGCGCGCCTCATAGGTGAGCGGCGTGGTGGTATCAACAGCCGTTCCGCTTTGGTCGGTATATTCATGCTCCAGTCGTTTGCGCGGCGTGGGCGGTGCAAGTAAATCGTTGTAGTTGGATTTCAGAATGTACACACCATAAGCAGCGTACAAGTCTATTCCGTTAATAAGCCAGAGATTTGTCATGTTGAATATATTTTAACTACGAATTTTGTTACTTTTGTGTCGTTATACTTAAAAAAAGAATTATATGAAAAGAGCTTATGCCAAAATACTTGATGTTGCTTTAGAATCGTTTTCGCACGGACCAGTCGATAGCGCCTCTTTGTATCGCAAAAATTTACCTTTTGATAATGAAATAATAGGTTTTCTTATTGCCGATGGCAGCCTTAAGGATAACGGGCAGCAATTTGAGATAACCTATAAAGGACGAATGCGAGTGAATGGTAACGGATTTGTGCGCGAGCATCGTATACAAGTGCGTACATACGTTGCAAGCATTGTGGCAGCCGTCGCTTCGGTTATCACAATTATTACTTATTTCCTGGATAAATTTCATGCGTTCTGAGTGTATCCCCCACGCCTTTAAAGTTTTCTCCTGCTCTTCCAAACTCATTTGAACTAAAGAATATATAAGTTTATTTTCCATGTGTGTATTTTTTTTTATTGTAAATAGAACAATTATTGAAAAATGGTTGTATATTTGCAGTCTAAACTAACTGTTATAAATGTCAGCACTGGGTTGTATTCCCTTTAAGCGATTTATGGCAGTTATTTTTTTATCCCTATCAATACCTTTTCGCTGTCCGATATGCTATAAAAGTTCATATCACCGTTGCTACTTTCACGAACAATAAGCCATGTTTTATCACCTTTTAATGTGATTTCAAAAATATGGTTCTTTAAAATTCCCTTTTTCAATTTATAATCTGTCCATCCCATATAAGTTGATTTTTCCAAAACCTTGTCAATTTTTTTTATCAACTTATTTTTATCCTCGTAATGCTTATGCGGCTGATTTAAAAACTCCTTCACTCCGGTGGTCGTAAATTTAATTTGACTTTCGAAGTCGGTGTGGTTAATATACTTTCCGGCTATATTTTTAATACCCCACTCCTTTTGCCGGATTAGCTTATTGTTTACCATTTTCATTTCACCATTTACCCATTTTATGGCTATTGTAATGATCTCCTGATGTACTCGCTCATCGCAACGCTTTTTGTACGGATGTTCATCCATATTTAAAAACTCAGCAGTTTTGCCTGGGTTGTTAGCAAATACCGGATTTACCTCCTCTTCGTATCCCGGAGCGGTAGTTACTTCCTTATCGGTGTTGCGTATATCGCACTCACATCCCCAGCCAACCGGTGGCGTGTGGGTATTCCACCACGGATGCTCAATTGGTAAAATAGTGCCTACCCATTGCAAATGTTCGGGGCGTTTGTTGGCTGCCGTGCTCTCGATAAACTCGAGGTTCGGATACAGGTGCTTAACGCTTTCGAACTGTTTCCACTTTTCGGCCATGCGTGCCGAACGCACTGCCATGTTGTATTCGGTTTTTAGCCAGTTTTTATTGTAATCGGCTTTTATCGACGTGCCAAGCACTGCCTTTTTAAAATCGTGGAACGAGCGCAGGTTACCATCTTCGTCGGTAATTTGTGCGGCTATATCGTTCATTTGTGCGTGAGCTTTAAAGGCCGCAAACACGGACGTATTTGTCCGAAACTGATTAATAAATTCGGGGTCTGACTTGCCGAACTCCACCGAAAAGCCTTTGGTTATTCCTTTCTGAAGCGATGTATTGGTAATGCTAAATAGCTGCTCAGGTACTATAACTTCGGACCCCACACCAAAATCTAAATAAATGTCGCGTAGCGCGTCCTCAAAAAGTTTGTCAATGTTGATGCCCGCTGTAAAGCTCGTCGACTTGTCGGCTAAGTTCAGACCTCGACTGCGCTCGGTCACCTGTTGTATTGCCCGGCTCCCCATTGTCCGGGCGACTGCGAAAAAATCGAAAAACCGCTCCATCAAATTACGGTCAGTGTCCGAAAGTTTAATCGCTTTATCTTTTTTAGACGCCGCAGGCGACGTCTCTACTGGTGGCTTTTTTGGGTCGGTTGGTTTGGGTTCGTCTGTTGCAGGTTCTATTGCTGGAGACGCCGCATGCGACGTCTCTACGGAACCAGCCACCTCTTCATCACCTTCGGGCATTGGTATGGCGTATTTTTCGTGTATCCATTTAACCGGTATTTTAATGAGCTTAGCCAAGTTGCTTATATTTTCGACACTCAGGTTTTCGGTTGCTTCCGGGAAAACGAATTTACCACCGGCCACGGGATAGCCGCGTTTAACCAATAAGGGCAAAAACTTTTTGTTTAGCATTCGCTCCACAAATCGGCACATGGTTTTGGCCTTATCGTCGAGCGTGTCGGCATGTGTTTCGCTTTGTGAGCGCGATGAGCCCGAAAGGGTGGTCATTGTTTCGCCCAGTATGGTAATCATTATCTCCTCGTTGCAAGCATCTTTGAGCGCTTTGTATAAGTCGCTTGAGCCGCTCCCTGAGTTCCACACTATTTCCACATCGGTTTCCTTAGGTACGGCAGCTACGGGCTTACCTCCTATTTCGCTCAGGGCACTAAACAACTGGTCACGAGCACTCACATCGGTACTGTTGTACTTACCAAGCACAAACGGCATTCCGAAAATTTCGGCATATTGTGCCCAGTCGCCAAAGTTGCCACGCTTGTAAATTACATACTGCGCTACTTTGTACATCAATCCCAAATCGCCATCCTTGCCAAACTCGAGCACAAAATCATCGGCGGTATAATCGTATCCGGTAGTTCCACCGGGCATGGTAGTAATTACCTTTTCGCGGTCGGCCAGTGCACGACCTATATTTTTTACATATAAATGTTTGCGAGGGAAACTAAACACTTCGAACTCGGGTACGAATGAAGTGGCTACAACCGACTTGCCAAATACTTTGGACAGTGCAATTTCGGAAATAAGCTCTTCGAACTCGGGCGTATCAATCAGGTCGTTAATAACGTCCACCGATTTACCATCTATTTGAAACTGCAGCTCCGAGTTGGTAACGGTTGAAATAAGCTTATCAATCTGATCGCCCAGAAATCCATCCGACATCAGGTTTTCGACCAAATCGAACCATTTGGAATAATAGCCCCACTTTGCCTGATTAACGGCGGCTTTGTAAGTAGACACATCGGCACTTTCCAAGCGTGCCGGTTGCACCATTAGCTTTTGAATTACCGTTTTTGTTTCTACGGCTTCGGCTGTTATATTATCTTTTGCCATGATTAAATATGATTAGTGCGTTTGGGGTTACTTGTTACTTTGTAGGGTAGGTTGTTGGCCTCACCGTCGGCGTCGACAATTGCGGGCAGGTCGGGCAATACTTCGCCTTTTTGCACTGCCTTTAACCATGCAAGCGCCGTTTTGTATCTGTCCTGACGGAGCTCGAGCGATGTGTTTACATGGCAGATATTGATAAAATGCCACACTGCAATGTCTTTTATAAATATCATAAGCAGCGCATTGCGCGCCGAACCTGTTTTGGCTAGCTCTGCATCTATATCGTAAGCCTTCAGGTAACTTTTAGCCTCCTGAGTTCCGGCATCGATAGCAGCTGTTAGCAAAGTTTCGTCGCCATCGCTAATGGCCTCTATTTGCTCTGCACCCAAATGGGTGGTTAATTCGGTTGGACTGATATACATATTAATTTTATATTTACCCCTAACCCCTAAAGGGGAATAGAGATTGTTAGTACTGTTTTTTAAAGCCCCTTTAGGGGTTTGGGGTCTATATTTTACGATTTTTAAATTCGGGATGTGTGATTATGTGGTTTTGCGTGTCATAAAAAGCGTTTTTTGATAACACGCCAAGGTTTTGCGACTTGCAAAGCTGTTTCTGTTGTTTTAGTGCCACCACATCATCGCTCGTTAGCGACACATATTTGTCGTATAAATATACGCGGTAGCGCTTATTGTTGAAATGTGCCATCTCGTCGGCACGCCGGCACTCACGTTTAAAATACTTCCAACCCGCGAGTCGGTTCATTTTGCGAAGCTTAGCCCGTAGAGCCAGTGCGCGAATAAGGTTTAAAATCCATTTAATCATTGTGTGTGTTGTTAATTGATAATTTATAATTGATAATTAGAGCCTATTTCTGTTTGCCGGCTTATTCCACGTTTTTACATTACCACCTGCCATAATGCTTATTTTTTCGTTGATAATGGTAACAGCACCCTCTATACAGTCGGGACCATCGGCGGGAGCTCGCAGCTGCATATTGAAAAGTTTAAACTGCTCGGCTAGCCTTACCATGTGCGGATTGTCTTTTTCTTGTATGTTGAAAACCAACTGTGAGTTACGAACCAGCGGCTCAAGTGTGCCCTCGATACGAATTGCTTTGTCCGGCTTTTTGCGTCCGTCCGGAGTTATGTTTATAAATCCTTTTTGCTTACCCAGCGTAAAAAATAGCGGTTTAAATACCTGCTCAAAAAATGGATCCTGCAGCGTGTTATTTTCGAGGTAGTTGTAAAGCATTGTTTTATTGCCCACATAATC